CGAATGCCCGGTTCACAAATGCACAAATCTTTTTACTCTCAAACTCAAAGCATACAAGCATGTTTCTGACTCCGTCATTCTTTTCGCATACAAGATATGGCACTGATCTGAGTTGTCTCATGTGTACACGCTCGATCGACACTGGCTGAGGTCCTGGAAAGCGATTCGAGTTTGATCCCCACCCGGAACTAATAAACTCACGCATAGCAATGTCAAGACCTGACCCAGTTTGAATTTTCCAACCACGAGCATCACGCTCCATTTTTTATTACTTCCTGAGTAACTCCGTAGCTCTCTAAGACGTTACCAGTGCATTTGTGAGTGAAGTGCATGATAGTCATGGACTTTGTAAAGGCACAGATTTTGATACCAGAAGACTTGAGCTTCTCAAAGAATGCTGCCGAGGTATCAACTGGAACATTCAGACTCCTGATAATTTTATCAACTGGTTTAACATCCATACACCAGATGGAAGCATCTGTGGACCCGACCGTCCACAACCCCTCGAAAAGTTTTCGCTCTACAGTAGTATCGAAATTCATACCCAGCTGACCAGCTGGCTCTTTCGAACCACTCAGCACATTCTTTTTGAATAAATCCCAATTGACACCCTCCTTCAGAGCTGGGAATACAATTACATTCTGACCAGGTGGCATTGGCGAACACGCGACCACAACTGAATCATTGTCAAAATGGGCACCATACTCAAATACAATCAGACGGTCTACATTCTTGAGGTATTTCTTCAGAGACGCCCGGTCCCGGATAAAGTGAATATCCATATGAACTCTGTTTGATATACAGAACATGTGTAGATTCATGATACTATGAAGTGTTGTGCAGTGAATTGATTTTGAGCGTGAAAATGCAACTACCGTTACAGAACTCATACCTTGAGTGCCTGGTTACTCTTTAACCGATCCTCTAAACAGCCGCTAAACCGCAGATTCCCTATATGGCCAAGTGTCGTCGTCACATCTGCGTAAATCTTACCACCCATTTGCTGCCATCTGCGGCAAAATGCATAATCCTCAGAAAGATAGCGCTTCGAATCTGGATCGATCATACAGTCGAAGATGGCGCAGTACGTCTCGAGGTCGCGATTCTGATGGTCGTTTACACAGTTGAGTTCTGGGTAGTGCGCATACATCTTCTCAATCACCTCGCGCTTAATGAGCATGAACCCTGTTGGTCCGTCCAGTACTGGCGCAAACCCATTAACCATTGTAACATGCTGAGTTCCAAAGTTGAGCACGAGGCTTGTTGCCAGCTTTTCTGGATCCTTGGTGTCGCCACCCTTGACTGCAACCGCAGACTGGTCCCACATGATGCACTTTTTTGGATAGGCCGCAACTGCCACATCGTGACCAGACTGAATAAGACGAACAACTGATATGGGGTCAAACTGAATGTCAGCATCAATAAACATGAAATAGTCGCACTCAGTGCGCATCTTGAAACGGGCTATTGATACATTGCGTGCACGGTGGACAAGGGACTCATTCTCGGTTGTGTCAAGTGTAATTCCTATATTAAACTGTGTTGCAACCATCTGCAATTTCAGAATAGATTCTGCATACCCCTCGAGGCATACCCCGCCATAGCATGGTGTCGATAGAAACACATTCACCATTATACATTAATTAGCGCCAGAAATCTTTAGCTTAACTATATCCTCGATCTTGTTGATGGTTGGGGCGGAAACTCCGCAGACTGTTGATATGGTCGCCTTTGTCGTGTAGCCAGTCTTTTCCAGAACCACATAGATGACAGTCGCCGCAATCGTCTTGGGTGTCTTGCCCATGAGCTCGACACACTCCTGAATATCCTCGCAGATGCGGATTGTTCGCATGCGCAGACGGCGGCGCTCTTCGTCAGGAATCATAGTGAGATCGTTGAACATGCGAGCAGCAAGGTCAGATGCCTGCGTGACACTGACTACCGACTTTTCAGTGACGGTAAGAATAACCTCCCTGAACATGCCAGATGTTCGGCTGACATCCTTGACTGGGATTCCGAATGCCGTCGCCACCTCTGCAGCCGAGCGCGAAATGTTATTCTGCTTGCAGGCGTGCAAAAGGCAGTTGGCCTTCATGCCGGTGCGAACCGCGCCGCGAGTCAGTTTCTGCTCACCAAATTTCCGGTACATGTGCTCAGCCTCCTTGACAACGTGAGTCGGCAGATTCATCACCGTCTTGCCGGCGCGCTCGATATCCTGGTAGTTGTGAAACAGTGATCGATCCTTGTAGTTCATAGAGGTGTGATGGTCTATTCTGGCGAGCTTTTTGAGTGCATAGCTTGCGGTCGAGCGGACACTCATGACTGTGCCCATGCTCCAAGACTCACTGAAGCGGTCGTCAGTTGGTGCTCCACACCGAGAGGGATCGTTCACCTCTCCGTCGTCATCCATTCCGCCGCGCCACTCTGGCTCGTCAGAGATGAATGCGTCGTCGCAGCGGCCGCAAGACGTGCAAGTGGGGAGAGTGTGATCAGTCCATGACAAGTTGTCATCTGAAAATCCCATGGTTTTGGTTCCCCCGCATGGGCACAAATACTCAGAATACTTGTTAATCTCTGAGGTACTTGCCAGCCTGGCTTCTGAACGAAGCTCATCGAGCTGGGCCCACGCAAAGTCAGCCATTTACCTTCGGACTGTGCGGGAAACCTGCGCTCCAAGGAGGCACCCTTTTTGGGTGTTATTTTTAAATGACACTGATTGATCACGCGCGACTTGCGCGCCTCGAGGTACCCCAGCCAGCAATTCAGAAGGATGGGATACCGTTAACTTTTGGTAATGCTTTTTGCGCTGCTCTTATATTTATAGGCGTTCTAGCCCTGGTGGCCCGTTTCAAACGTCCTCGTAAAATCCATCTACCACAGCGTACTTGATACACTTTTCAGCGGGTAGAATAATGTCATGCTTCATGAGTCGCTTAATCTTGGATTCTGGAAGAGTTGTAAGCTCACCAACAATCAACTTCATGTGATCCATAAGCTTGTTGCAATTCTCCATCTCATCCTTAATCTCTTCAAACTTTCCCCACCCAACATCAGTGCCGAGCTGGTGAATCAGCACATATGAATTCTTCTTGATCAGTCGCCGATGACCACCAAGGAGCATCATGGCGGCGGCGCTTGCACAACACCCATCGGCGACAGTCGTAACTCGGCACTTCATATTCTTAATGTGATCCATAGCGCTGAGACCAGCATATAGCTCTCCACCATCGCTGTGAATGAACACGGTAATCTCTGGCTCAGTCTTAATCCCTAGCTGAATGTACTTGATACGCAGCTCCTTCTCCAGCTTCTTCAGACCGGTGTTGAGCTCTAGAATGCTGTCAGAATCTACATCGCAATAAAAGTAAATCTCATTATCAACCACCTTGATGTACTCGTATTCATCGACTGGAGTCTCTTGCTTTAGGGCTGCCATTACTATATGAGTAGTGCTATTGTTTAAGGCACTTCTTTTTGAGCGTTGCTATTGTCCGCGCTTTTAGTTTTCTTAAAATGAATAAATGATTCATGACATCAAAGTCGGCAGGCTCTAGCTTGTAATCTTGTATAAGTTCAAGATTCTCACCCTTTTCAAAGTAATTTCTGAGCACCATGAGCGAGTCGTGATCCAGATTCTGATGCGCGACCCGCGTCGTCAGTGCGCGCACCTTCTTCTCACGCATACACTGATTTGAAAACTTTGTCCACATACTGCCTGGTCTTATATCATATGGTGCAGTATGATTTATCAGCATAGCAGGTCTTATGCACGACTCTGCGGAAAAGTATGGCATGAGGTCCCATCTCCCAGCGTAAATCTTATTGTCAAGAACCGCCGCGCGCGACAGACACTCCAGTATCTCAACAGGGTCACCCGAACTATCTATATAGTTATCATGTATCATATCCATAACGTGACCATGCTCCTCAATCTGGTGTCCTACAAAATCTGCAGGGTTTCTGTGGCCACCCTTTGATATCATTGATCTGACAAAGTCGTTTGGTGTCCAGAATATGTCTCTTTCGTCACTCTTGCCATTTGTTATATACCTGATATCTCCGTCGCACTTGGAGACCAGCTCGTCCAGTTCATTACAAGGTATACCATATGATGTAGCTATACGTACTAGCTCTTCCCGAGTCTTTTTCGGAAATTTGTACACATAGGCATTAAGATCGAGCTTGTATGGACTATTGCCCACTATGACCAGGTGATCCTTTTCTGACAGTTCCCTGACTCCTATGAGATAGTCCAGACTATCAAAGTCATCTATTATGATTGGGCGCGGCGAGGTTCTAGCCTTTTCTAAAAAATCGATGGTGGACTGTTTACTCTTTAGAGTTTCTGCGTCAATTGTTATACATGGACTTATTATACTCATAACATCCCACGTCTTTCCTATACCCGGGGGCCCATAGATGTATACTATCTTATTCTCGGCAAGTATTCTAACCAGCTCAGCGTCACTGCTTGCGTGTTTTTCTCTAGTAAGCTTAATAATACGATCCATGGAGAAGGATTCTATTACTAGTCAGTTGTTAAATATGGTCCTAGAAACAAGCGCACTCAAGGAGCGAGTGCTTCCTTATGTTGTAACGTGGCTTGTTTTTAACATCATACTACTTGCACTTGTCATTTACATCAGCGTCAGAATATCTTTTCATGGTAGATGATAATGTACAAGCTGATAAAGAGCCCCATAGCCGGTAAAAAGTGGCGAGTGATTCTACCATCAGGTAAACATGTTGATTTTGGTGCAGAAGGTTATCAGGATTTCACGATGCATAAAGACCCAGAGCGGATGCGCAAATATATAGTCCGTCATCAGAAGAGGGAAAATTGGACGAAATCAGGGGTTGGTACAGCCGGGTTTTGGTCTCGTTGGATTTTGTGGAGCGACCCGTCATTTGCGGGGGCGGTACACAAAACAGAAAGAGTGATTGGGAACAAGATAAATTTCTAGTCAGAATATAAATGAGCACATACGTGGCATTTCTCACGGCAGTACTTACCATTGCTTCAGCATCGATAGGAATTCAGTGCATTAATGCAGACACAAAGCAGACCGAGGGGACCAAGCGCAACAAAAAGTTTTTGGTCTACATGCTGATTGCAGCAATTCTGGTGCTGATTCTGAGCGGCGTCATGATATTCGCATCCTCAAAGAAGAAGATGATTGTGGTCGAGACCAACTCGACAAACATTGCTCGCGGCAACTTCAACGCAAGCATGGTTAGAAAGGGAGCGTAACTGGCCCACCATTCTGTGAGGCGTCGCTCACCGCAGTCGAAACAGCCGCAAACAGCTCAGGAGTCTTGGCGCAGTCGAACGTGCAAGCGGTGTTGATACCAAGCTTTGCACCAGCCGCGAAAGCATCTTGGTTTGCTCCAAGATATACAAAGTCCCACCCATCCTTCGCTCGCATCTCCGTGAGATCCTTGATGTGCGCGTGGGTAAACTTGGTACTGGAATTCTCCTCACCGTCAGTCAGAATAATCATAACCGACTTTTTAGTCTCCTTCTTGAGAATATAACCAATCGCATCCAAAAGCGCAGTCGATCCCCGAGGAACAAAAGTCTCGACAGTCAGAGGCTCAACCTTGTCAATTGGTACATCCTTATACACCTCATTCACCTCATGATCGAAGAGGTACAGAGACATTGTCCCACCATCAGCAATCTGACTCTTGACGAACGAGTTGTAACCACCAATTGTGTCATTCAGAATGGATTCCATAGAGCCAGAACGGTCCAGTAGGAAAATACGGTTCATTTTGCTTTACGATATATGTGGGTGAAATCTTTAATCCGAGGTTAAAAAATAAATGTCCAGGATAGTTACCATAGTCTGATGGTTGGGGCTGGGGCTTCACTGCTCCAGAGTTCATACTATAAATTCAACCTAGATTTTCTCGACACTGCTTACGGCGAATGGACGAAGGTATTCCCCACCATCCGTCCATTTTACGCCGTAAAATGCAATCCAAATGAACACATCGTCAAACGTCTCGCGCGGCTTGGTACTGGATTTGATTGCGCAAGTCCAGCGGAGATTGATCTTGTTCTCTCACTTGGTGTGGACATAAAAGATGTGCTTTACGCAAATCCGTGCAAGCGTCCATGCGACATCCGATATGCTCGAAGCCTTGGTGTGAAGCGGACGACATTCGATTCAGTATGTGAACTGCAAAAAATTGCTCTTGATGCACCCGACATGGAACTTATCATGCGCATCAAGGCGGATGATCCCTCGGCCACCTGCCCACTCGGGAACAAGTACGGTGCTGACACCGATCAGTGGAATATACTCCTGACGACTGTCAACCGGCTCGGACTCAACCTTGTAGGAATCTCATTCCATGTTGGGTCTGGTGCGCAGTCAGAGTCTGCATATATAGAGGGTGCCAAAAAAGCTAACGTTGCAGCAAATATGGCTATTCAGATGGGTATGAATCCAACCCTGATTGATATTGGTGGTGGATTTACATATGGAAAGATTCCAACAGGCCTATCATCAACTGTCACTGACTATCTCGAGGGATTTGAGGTGATTGCAGAGCCTGGTCGTTACTTTGCCGAGCATGTCGCCACGCTGTTCACACCAGTCATTGGGTATAAAGATGGATCAGTGACTATTGATGAGAGTCTGTATGGCGCATTCAACTGTCGCATTTTCGATCATGCAAACCCCAAGCCAATTGTCAATTCAGATGATCCACTGACCTCCAAGACTCTCTTTGGCTGCACATGCGACGGGTTTGATGTGATTTATCAGAGTATCGAACTGCCCGATCTGAAGGTTGGTGATGTGCTCGAGTGGCCCATGATGGGTGCTTATACGATGGCTGCAACCACCAGGTTCAACGGCATTCCGTTTAACGATCGTGCAATAAAGATATAATTTGTACAGATAGATAGTATGACATTATATGATGTATTAGAGATTCAGCAAGGTGCTTCACCAGATGAAATCAAAAAGGCGTATCGAAAACTGGCAATGAAGCATCACCCTGATAAAGGAGGTAACTCAGATCTCTTTAAAAAGATTTCACACGCGCATGATGTTCTCTCGGATCCACAGAAGCGGCAGGTGTATGACCAGACTGGTTCTGAGAATGGCGAGGCTCCAGGGGGGATGCCATTTGATATGAGTGACATGTTCAAGAACATGTTTGGTCAGCGAGGAGGTGGTGGTCGTAACATGAAGAGGGCGGACTTTGAACACGTCATAGGTGTGACACTTGATGATGTATATCACGGGGTCAAAAAGAATCTGAAGATTGAGGTGAAGCGCAACTGCTTCTCGTGTATAAGTAGATGTGGACAGTGTAATGGATCTGGTGTACAACACGTGAATATGGGATTTATGGCCATGGAGCAGCCATGTGGGTCGTGCCAGGGTGCTGGAAGTGTTTCGAGCGGGTGTCCACAGTGTCATTTTCAGAAGGTGACTACTGAGAAGAAGGATGTGGTGGTGAACATTGAACCAGGTGTCCAGAATGACGCCATCATCATTGTGAATGGCCTTGGTGAGCAGGCCAGGACACCCGATGACATTCCTGGAAATCTGATTCTGAGAATAGTTGTAAAGAAGCATGCATGCTTTCAGAGAGAGTACAACAATCTGGTATATGTCGCAAAGATTTCGTTTGTAGATTCAGTGAATGGCACAATCATCAGTATACCTCATTTCGATGATGTACTCAGAGTGCCAACGCAGGACTTTGGTGTTCTGGACCCGCGCGAGAAGTATAAGGTTGCTGACAAGGGATTACCAGGTGGGGACTTGTACGTTATTTTTGATGTACAATATCCTGAGAGGGATGTTAGATATGTACTATCCTCGTAGTGAACTCACTGATGATGAGCTCAAAGAGATTGGTCTGACAACAAGACAGCTGATAAAAGGTATATATACCGATGATACATTTGATCGTACTGGTGTATTTTTCGGGTTTCATATGTTCAGAGGGCTGGTGAGACCCATCTATCTTGTATGGGATCTTTAATCCACCTTGGCACCGGGTTTTGGTGCGGTTGTTGCTGCTGCTGGCACTTCTGGCACTGCTGGCTTGACCCAGAATCTCCACCACTCCTTTGGCCCTGTTCGGTGACCGCGATAATCATACACCAGGTATGCTGACACAATCAGCATAATCATGAATGCTAAGACCCCGAGAGCGTCGAAGAATCCCATGTACTATTACTGCCTATTTTATTATACAAGATGAGGCCGAGCACCGCTCCTATAGCAATTGCTGTCATCATAGATACAATCTTGCTTACGATAAGTAGACCGACCAGAATTATTATCACCTTCTTTGGCTCCATTAATTAACCTTGAGAATCTTTTTAATCTTTTCGAGATCCTTTCCGTTGCACTTGTTTCGTCTGTCATAAAACACAACTGCCATGAATACCAGAACCATCGAGAAGAATATGACACCCAGGCCTGAGAAGAAACCCATTACTATATTACTATATTTTTTTATACTAAAGGTGACAAGCCCTGTGTTGACAATGGACATTGTTCGGTACATTGTCAAGACTGTATATGATGAGCTCGGACCCTCATTCTCTGAGAGTGTATATCACCGGGCGATAGAGGTGCTCCTAAGGGAGAATGGAATCCCGTATGAGACTGAGAGGATTGTACCTGTGACTTTCCATGGGTATACAATTGGTAATATGCGAGCTGATTTAGTCATCCGAGATCCTCAAATGGTTGTCGAATTGAAGAGTACTCGTGGGTTGAATGAATCGAACCGAAACCAGATTCGATCCTATCTACGACTGATGGATATCGAACATGGTCTTCTGGTAAACTTTGGATCGTTCGACGGACTGCAAATGGAATTAATCTCTGAAAAATCCTTGCAATCTCCAACTGCTCCTCCATCCAGAGTTCTGGATCTTGACTCCCCTCCTCCAGAGCCTCAATAGCCTTTTCTATGTAGAATGCAGCATCTCTCACATAGAAGGAGTCTGTCAAGTGCAAAAGACTTCTCTTGGTGGCATTGAGATCGCGTACGAGTCTCTCCATTCTGTAACTTTAGAGAGTTTTTACAAATTCCCATCGCAGTTCATCACAAATCTTTTTCCAAATCTGATCCTGCTTGTACAGCTTCTCTTTTGATTTCAGCAGAGGGAAGCAGTCTAGATAGTCATCCTCGCCCAGCAATTCACAAAACTTGTACAAAACATATGAATAACTCAAAAAGTTTTTACGGTCAGAGGGGCAATGCTTTTCAAATGGACCCTGAATCTGATGAAACATGAGTCTGAGTCTGTCCTCGAGTGCCTGTGTCATGGTTGGTGGCTGTATACCATTTATAATTGTAGTTATATATGGGACGTGTTCATAGTACTTGTTCATTCGCAACTTTTTGAGCAAGTCACGAACTTTGCCATGAGTAATCTCTGAGAGATCCTTAATTTTCTGTTTACGAAATTCAAGACGTAGCTGGACAATAACCTCGTTCGGTACATTAGTAGACTCTTTAGCTTGGAACTGCGCGATCCATTCGTTGAAGTGGTTTTCTCGTTTGTAACTGTACGAGATGTTCTTCTCCATCTCTTGCTCCTCTTTGAATCCAATCTCTTCACTCAGAACATATTCAACTCTTCCGCACTCCATACAAATCTCATCACTCGACATTGAATCCTCTATAAAATTGTCAGAACCACATGTGCACCGCTTATAATGAGACTTTTGCTTACATACAGTATCCGTACTGATTCCTTCGACATCATTCAGATATCTATTATATATATCCTTTCTCTGAACCCCACCACGCTTGCTCGAAAATATACTCGTGCTCGCAGTCATCTCGGGCTTTTCAGTATAATCCTTTATATATGGTATACACTCTGCAATATACTTGTACATTTCTTCGGGATCTGACTGGAGTTCTTTTATTCGTTCAGTAAATCTAGCCTCCATTAAAGAAGATAAACTTTATTCTTTTAATCATGCTCAAATGGATCTTTTTCAACATTGTCACTATCCTTCAGAGCTTAAAGCCCGCCAACTGGTCCGTTATTCGTGTCAGGACATTCGCGTCCGGTGTTTTGACAGAGGCGAATGCGACTGGTCTCAAGATGTATGAGTATGTGTATAATGGCCGCGTGTACAAGTACATCGGTAATGAACTCCCGTCTCAGGTGACGAGAGGATTCATCATGCCAATCAAAAAGGCGCTATGGAATGGTTCTGACGTGACTGAGCTGGTAAAGGAGTATGCCGGGCCACGCCAAGACTTTTTTGGTAAACCACCAGATGCATCAAAGATTTTTTACAACATCAGACGTACAAACTGGATCCCTCGTGTGAGTTTTCGAGTGAACAATGGTATCGGTGTGAGTGTAGACTGGATCAGGGAGGATGTTATCGAGCCAGCGCCTGGTAAGCTCGAGGTGACCAACGTGATGGGTCAGTCCATCTTGGGCGCCAAGTAAAACTTCATGTCACCAAGATTTGCAATTGAATATCTCAGAACAATAGGCATGTCACAGTCCTCTGGGTGCTGGAGAAGCTGAACACTGGAACACATCCCAGTAGCTTTTGTAAATAGATTGATATATTTAAGACTAAATGTATTGCCAATCCGATTATCGACTGTGTGAATACACTCAATGTCCGTACTCTGATTTGCATAGTCACCTAAGCAGCTCAGATGGAGCATGTTTCCATCTCTGAATACAGAGATTTCATTTGATAGATTTCCCATGTCGCGGCATATGCGCTGAAAGTCTGACGAAGGAATTGTAGTGATGATATCCATATTCATCTCTGGGAGGTCAAGAATATCCTCATTAATGTCGAGCAGTCGAAACTTGAATTTGGTCGATGACTTTTTAATCTCATTCTGAATGTGTATGTCCAGATATTCAGAGTCACTGATTGATAGTGTGAGTGTATCATTGTTGGTTACAGATTTTAGGAGCTTATATGTGTTTGACATGTTCATCCCTGCAATTATTTCAGTCGGGCATGAGTACTCTTCGAAATTTTCAGCACCCAGGAACATGTGAACAAGTGACACTCGTGCAGTGTCAAGTGTGATGATCCTGACACCAGTCTGATCAAAGTAGATGTTCACGTCATTGATAATGTCTTTGAGTACTTCGAATATGGTTCTGAATGATGTCGCCTGAATTGTTTTCAGATGCATCCTGACATGTAAGATCTTTAATCTTTTATCTCTTGCATCGCGTCTTCAACTTTGCGATTAATCTTATGTTCGAGATCTCTTGTCATCGTTGGCTGTAGAGACTGCCCATACATATCGAGGCTGAAATGGTTTGTGTCTAGTTCAGAGTTGTCGAGACACGCCATACCAAGCCCGCACCCATCATACTCTGAAAATGTAGACGGCAGCATAGACTCGAGCCAAGCCTTGACCTCAGGCCCAACGAGCATCTTCCCGTCTGACGTTAGGAGAGTTGGCACGCGTGTAATCTTGCTGTTGGGAACACCCTTCTGGTTCACATTATGAAGTTTTACGAGCGAGTGAAGTGGTGGATGCTGCTGAATAAACTCAATAATAGACATACTATGTTTACATCTGTCACTAAACACCAGTAGAGACATCTCTATTCTGAGAGCTCATTTTGTTTGAAAAAAAATTAACGCATAACAGTAAATGCAGTCTCTATTGATTTTCATTCTGGTCGCTGTCATACTGTATATACTCTTTGTTAGCAAGGAGAGCTATGACGATGCGTCACCACGTACTCAGAAGGTGCCAGCGACAATCATCCAGAATATCATTCAGCAAATAGTCGACAAGAAACCAGAGCTCCACCCGATCGACACCGTCTTTGTTGATTCCACTGGTCCTTCTACAGTGTCTGGCCGCTTCCTGTTCCTGGACAAGAATTCATACTCTGGTGTTCAGTATGATGTGACTGCCAATACAAATGGGGCGATTCGCATCACCGACATGAGCTCTTCCGTCAACCCTGAGATGTCAGGTCCATTCATGCCATACGGTCGCGCGACATACTCTGACGTTGGCGCCGCGACAATGTCCACCATGGATGACGAGGTTCTCGATGCGGGAATCTCAGGAGTAAAAGATATGCTTAAGAAGATATGATTGCGGCTCGCGATATTCAAGCGATCGAATACAAGCGAAAAACCGTAAAAAAAGAGACGTATAAGCATATATTGTCACAGTTTGATAAGAAGATACGCAGAGCAGTAAATCTCGGAACGTCAGAGGTGTTTCTGAGTGTACCCTCGTTCGTAATAGGATATCCACTCTATGATACCGGACACGCTGCCGCGTACATTAAGCGTCAGCTCGAGCGCCTTGGATATAATGTAACACAAAGCGGTACTGAGTTCTTTCTCACGTGGGGGAAACCAACTCCTGTACAAGAAAAAGTGACCCAAGAGCCGGTGCACGACGAGGACTTTCCAACATTCGTCAACCTAAGAAAAATTGCGAATAAACTGCAGAAAAACAATCCAGGGAAATGATACTATGGATGTTCTGGTCGAGGCGCGTAAAGAATACCTCGAGAATCTGTACGAGTTTATGGTCCCAGCTATGATAACATCATTCTACTCTCTGTATCTCGAATCTGAGAAGATGTGCAAAAATGCAAACAATAGAATGATTCAGTACCAAAAGTTTCTCAGAGAGATTAAGAACTGGAGTAACGCAATTGTCAGTGAGAACACAGCCACTATAAAGAAAGAGTGTCCATGGCTGGACGATCTGATTGTGGCGGTGATTGTGAGCGGTGTCAAGATTATGTCATCTATTCGGCTTCATAAGAATTCAAACAAGATTTCTCTGAATACACCAACCGCGTGCGACTTTGTTCACGAGTGCTACAAGGCGGCGGCCGCAGATCTTTACAAAAACCCATTCGTCATGTCTGAGCTCATGACTGATGATGAGCGCGAGACAGCTCTATGGGAGAGAATGGCTGAATGTATCCACTCAGTGATCAAGAGATATGTTCCAATTCAGCAAATTCTCGCAATGAACATCTCCTCGCCATCAAGCTCAGAGATTGTGATTGATGATGAACCAGTGGAGGATACCGAGGATCCAGACGTGAATGAGGATGCGCCAGCCGAGGAACCAATGGAGCCAATGGGTGAAGAGACTGAGCCAGCTTCGACCGAACCAGAAGTCGAAACAAAAGAGGTTGCAGTTGCCGTACCACAACAGCAGCAGACGGAGGATGATGTACTGTTTCCAGATGCATCAGAGAAAAAACTTGGTACAGAGTAATGGACAATCTGAGAGATCCTATATTTGCAGCATGTGTTGCGGCCGCACTCACAGCAGGCTATCTATATATGAAGGCCAGAATGAACAATGAGACTGCTCTCACAACATCAGCATTTGCGAAACCAGCAATTCTAAACGGTATAATGGTATATATGATAGTCTCATACGGGATGGCGAAGAAGGAGCGCATCATGACTGATCCATTTTAAATAAATTATACGGTATATGAACTTCAGTGCTCTCGCACACGTTCTAACTATGGACATGCCACCACCCATTCAGCCCTGTACAGTCAAACTCCCCGAACACTGGTACACGTTCGAGAAGGAGCTTGGAAAGTACAAGGATGAATTTATCAAAACACATAACCAAATGCAGACTGTCATAGGTAAACTCACCGACTATACGGGAGACATAAATAGAGTCAATATGGTCATGCAGAATATCAGCACAGAACTCTCTGACAGGCTGCAGACGGTAATAAGCGACTATTCAGAAGATCCAGACATCAAAACGCTGCACGAAGATGCCAGCCGGCTCACAGCAACGTGCAAGGCGATGGAGAAGATTCTGATGAACACAAACGCCAAAAGATATGCACAGTTTACATGCTTTGCGTGCACAGAGACGATGGCTGATTTGTGCTTCGATCCGTGTGGGCACATTATGTGCAGGGAGTGTTGGGAGCAAGTCAGAGGCCATGACTGTCCAGTATGTCGGTCAACTGTTAACAAGACGATTCGGATTTTTGCGATATAAAGAATCTCACTACAAATTATACAATGACGTCTGTTACAGCATTTAACGACATGATGGAGCAGTTTTTGGAGGAGCTTGTTCAGACATTCCCAGACGAGCCAGCAATGAAAAAGTATCAAGCTTCATTTGATCTGCTTCGCAAGGCTAATGCACGCATGGTTATGGAGAATTTCGTCTCTAGCATCTCTCCTTACGCAGATCACGTGCTCAGCAAGGATGATGCATTCTTCCTCGAGCACTCGGGTGAGATTGATTTCCTGAATGATCTCAACCTGAAAAAGTGGTGGACTCCAAAGCTGTCTCAGAATACAAAGGATGCAGTCTGGCAGTACATCCAGATGCTATACATTATGGCTACCATGCCAGCACCAGAGGCTATGCCGAGCGCTGATTCCATCATGACTTCTATGATGTCAGGCCAGACTGACCCAGAGGCTCTTCTGAAATCAATCACTTCATCAATTTCACCCGATGCGATGAAGCAGATTGAGGCGATGGCGGAAAAGTGCGCAGCTGAGATGGATCCCAACAACCTTGATCCAGCAGCAATCATGTCAACTGTTACAGCCATGCTTTCAGGAAACTTTGAAAAGAAATCCTAAGCATTAGTAATGGATCCAAAGGAGATTTTCAGAAATGACAAATTGCTTCAGTTCTGGCCCACCTCACACCAGACATCCAAGGAGCGCATAGAGGCGACCACCCGTTTTATTATTTATGCATCAGTCATTGTATATCTTCTGAACCGTGATACGCGCGTAATGATACTCGGTGGTCTTGTGCTCGGGACTCTTTATGTACTCAGTCAGAGTGGTATGATAGCTGAGGGTCTTGCCCGCCCAGCATTCGGTGACGATCGTATACTTGGCCGAGTCACAATGCCAACCGATGACAACCCATGGAGCAACCCCCTCATGACTGATTACTCTGACAATCCAGACCGTCCACCAGCCGCATTTTACCCGACAGTTGAGAAGGAGATTAAGGGTGTATGGGACAAGATTCATCCATTTGCACGTCAGAAGGATGCAATGAGAAACTTTTACACCGTGCCAGGGAATACCATTCCTAATGACCAGACTGCATTCGCGCAGGCGTGCCACGGTGTTCCATTCGCCCCCATGTGCCGTGATACACCAGGCATGTGTGACCCAGACAAGATGTTCTACGGCAGAGGCGCAGAGCAGGTGCAGATGCGTGGCGGATTTGGTCAGGGTGGCAATGGTCGCTCCGCCGGTTCTGCTTAAAATCTAATATAATATAAATGCCATTCCTTCAGCCAGGTCTTCGTTCTCTCGAAACCCCTGGACCTATTGTGCCACTCCTCGAAGACATTGCAGACAAAAGCAGTGCTCTTCGCGAAGTGTCAACCACACGCTTCAACAATTACTGGGCCGCAGAGCCCTTTGACTTTCCCAACTCATACATCGACATCCCTCTACGAGTCATGAAGTCTGATCCTATCAGCACACGCTCCGAGGTTCAGAACATTGCATTTATGCAGAGATATCTAAAAAACTTCTGAGTCACTATTAGAATGGACCCAATGGCACTATTTGCTATCGCTGGGCTTATTTTTGCCGGTAAGAAACTGAGTCAGAAGGAAGGGTACACTGGGATGCCAGCTGACCGTGAGATTCAGGGTGAAGGGGATATCGAACGCCGCTCGAGACAGATGTTCCACCTCCAGTCAAACGACATGGGTATCCAGGGTGGAACAGCCGTCAACATTTCCGGACCCAAGGAGCTCATGGGAGGTGGTGCTGGATACATGAAGAAGGAGATTATGGGAAACTTTGGAGACATTTCAAAAAATTCAAACAGACTTCCATATGGGCAGCCAGTCTATGACCTCTACAACCGTCAAGGAGTCACAAACAAGATGAACAATCTTGCACCCGCTGAGAAGATGTTGGTGGGTAGAGGTCTAGGCGTCGGCCCAGATGTTCCAGCACAGGGCGGCTTCCAGCAATTCTTCAGAGTGCTGCCAACAAATACAAACGAGAATAATCTGACACAGCTCCCCGGAAGAGCAGGACCACCGGAGGCGACTGTGAAATCAGCACCACCAGTACAGGGCGATCTGACACAGACGCAGCGCCCACCAAAGACATTCATGCGCGAGCCAGCACGTGGAAAGGCGCACGGCGGCCAAGGTGTCATTGAGGCTCCCGAGTATCGCCCACGCCATGTAAAAACTGAGCGCGCAACTCTGAAACAACAAATGGGCAAGAGAGACGACAGCCTCGCATTTGGCCCGATGCAGTACCAGCTTGTTACAAGCCAGGATGCTCGCAACGTCTCAGGGAACCAGATTCGCGGCACTGGTAACAGATCAAATGCGATTGATGGTGTTCTGCCAGGTGGCCGTATGAATGTGAGACAGGACCCAACTGGTCTGAACGGCGCAGTGACGCAGACTCGCCAAGATAATAACACACAGCCAATTGGGCCAATGAACGGAACTAGCTCTCAGCAGTACAAGGGTGCAGAAATGTATAGATTCAACGAGTTCAAGACCAACCCCAATCCACATGCTGCAAAGCTGGATCTGGCCCAAAACCAACTCAGAGGCAATCCACTCGCCTTTTCCATTTCAAGTGCATAAAGATTGCAGTCGTAGTATATCCATATGGGACTCGATTTTGTTGGAGTTCAGGCTTTGTTTCGTGCTCGCAAATACTTTACTAAATATGACAAGTGCATCATGCTTGGTCGCCAAGAATTTCACATCAATCACGAGTTTGTAAATCAGACTTGCAAAACGCATTCTGTTGATTTCACTCGTCAAGAGGGTGACAAATATATTGACCGACTCCTCAGCTCATTCGGGTTTGGTCAGGTGGATTCGATGGATAACAGTTCATTCGAGGGTTGTACAGTTGTGCATGACATGAACAAGCCAGTGAGCCCAGACCTAAAGTTTGATTTTGTATTTGATGGTGGCACAACTGAACATGTTTTCAATACTGTTCAGTCGTTTCAGAATATGCTCGACCTTGTGAACGTTGGTGGTATTCTACTCTGCATTACACCCAATAATAACTTTCCCGGTCACGGGTTTTACCAGTTTAGCCCAGAGATTTACGCTCGTGTAATGACTGAGAAGTATGGGATGGAACTTCTGGAGTGTTATGTTGCTCATATAAACACTTCGGACAATACATGGCACAAGGTTGTCCGGATGCCTGACGAGGCAAAGTATTCTGACAGTGGTTTCGTATTTAATATTGTGATTGCACGGAAGATTTCGGATCAGGGCTGTCGTCTTATCGATGACCCACCAAATCAGCAACATTACGAGGATATTGCATGGAAAAAAAACCTCGACTGAAAGTAAATGTCTGGTGGAGTAATTCAACTGGCATGCCTTGGGGCTCAGGATGTTCACCTTACAGGGAAGCCTGATGTGTCATTTTTTCGTTCCAACTACAAGAGACATACACACTTTGCACAGTCTGTCGAGCGACAGATGCTCCAAGGTCAGGTCCAATCCGGAATCATGACCTCCATTCGCCTCGAGCGCAAGGGTGACCTTCTCAACTACATGTATCTGACTGCTAAAGACGGCAACGGTTCAATGGTCCCAATCGTCGATTGGACCAAGGTTATCGACAAGGTGGAGTTTATGATCGGCGGCCAGGTGATCGACACCCAGGACGTCACGTACTCGACCGCCATCGAGCCCGTGACCGGCGCCCAGAACTACAGCCAGCGTCTGCTGATCGGCAATACCGGTGACAACGAGGACCCCACCAACTCTGTGAACGGCTTT